CGTGAGCGATCTCAACGTCGGCGTGGCGCAGTCGATCGGCTTATTCGATCAGGCGGTGAAGGACACGACCGCCATGAGCGATCCGGCGCTGGGCCAGACCGATCCCAGCGTCAAGAGCGCCCGGCACGCGCAGTACCTCATCCAAGAGGCCCGGATGGGGAACAGCAACTTCATGGATAACCTCGTGCGGGCGATCCGCTACGAAGGCCAGGTCGTCAACGGGCTGCTCTATCCCATCTACGGCGCGAAGCCCGGCCGCTTGGTCCGCATTCTCACGGGTGTAGGCGACGGCCAGTTGATGCGCGTCGATCATCCGCAGGGCCCACGGCCGCCCATGATGGGACAGGCGGGTCCGATCCCACCGGGACCGACTGGGGGGCCTCTTGGCCCGATGGCCGGCCCGCCTGGACCACCGCCAGGGGCACCTGGCCCGCAGGGACAGCCGGGGGTGCCTGGCCCGCCCACCCCGCTGGGCCCGCGGCTCCCTACGGGACAGGCGGCACCCCCCTCACCCTTCCTCCGCCAGCAGCCGGTCATCAAGGCCGCGAAGCTGACCAAGGACGCGAACTTCAACGTCATCGTCAAGGTCAGCAAGTCGGCGACGAACCGCCGCGAGCAATTCGTCAAGATGTTTGGCGACATCCTCGGCGCCGATCCGATGCAGATGGCGGTGGGCGGCGATCTGTTCTACCGGAACATGGACATCCCCGAAGCCAAGCAACTCGCCAAGCGGCAGCGCGTCATGCTCGCCCCGCCCGTGCAGAAGTTCCTCGAGGCCGAGGAACAAGGGCAGGACTTCAATCCGGTCGCCGAGGCGAAGATCCAGCAACTCCAACAGCAGGTGCAGCACGCCGAAGCCGCGATGAAGGAACTGCACGACGTGGCCGAGGGGAAGAAGCTCCAGTATCAGGCCACCGTCGAGACCGAGCAGATCCGGCAGCAGGGCGAGATGCAGCGCACCACCATCGACGCGCAGCGCGATCTCGAACTGCAGCGGATGAAAGATGCGACCTCCATCGCCGTCGCCAAGATCCAACTCATTGGCAAGGGCGTCATCATGGACCAGGAAGCCGCGAATGAAGCGCAGGCCCTGGGGCTCGAGCACGCGCACGACGCCGCGCAAGGCGAGGCGATGCGGCAGCACGCGCAGGCCCTCGCCGCGCAGCAACAGACCGCCGATCAGCAGAACACGGTCATGGCCGGGGCGATGGCCCAGGGGCCACCACCGGAACCACCCGAGCCGGGCGAACCCACCGAACCCCTCTCCGAACCCGCCACCACCATTTAAAGGAGCCCCCGATGTACAAAGTCTTCGCCGTGCTCGTGCTGCCGATCCTCCTGGCCCTGCCCAGCCCGGCCGCGGCGTCCACGATCCTGCAGTTCAACCAAACGGCCTTCGACAATCCGTGGACCGTCACGGCCGCGGCGGGGACGACCACCCTGTCCGCGACGGATGTCGATGTGAATGTGGTGTTCGATGCCGCGTTCTGTCTCGTGCCGGGCTGCGGCGGGCTCCTGAACGGCCTCTATAAGCTGAACTTCACCGCCACCAGTGTCGGCGTGGCCGTCAATACCGCCGGCGTCATCACGCAGAACTATACGGGGACGATTTCCTTCACCAGCCTGTCCGCCGTGAACCTGCTGACGGTGGCCTTTGCCGATGAGATTGCCGGCAGCGCGAGCGGCTCGAGCCCGACGCTCAATGCTTCTGAGCCCCCGGATTCCTTCCTCGGCACATCGGATGTGTTGGATCCCGCGCTGTTCGGGGTGCCGCAAGGCTTTGCGCTGTCGTTCTCGGATTGGATGCCGGGGCTGTCGATCACGGGCGGCACGATCGCGTCGGCGACGGCGGATGCGACGGGCACGTTCAGCACGACGCCGCCGGTGCCGGAACCCGCGAGTCTGCTGCTCCTGGGGACGGGCGTGGTGCTGCTGGCGACCCGCCTGCGTCGGCGGGGCGGGCCTGCGTAATGGGCCATGCCGCCAGGCTGTCGTCGCCGCACCGCATCCTCACCGATGAGGGGAAGGCGACCGCCGTGCGCCGCTTCCTGGCCGGCCAGACGCCGGCCGGGGTGGGGCTGACGCTGAACGTCTCCGCCTTGACCGTTGAAGACGCGCTGCGCGAGGCGCTGACAGGCCTGTCCCGCCTCGCGACCGTTCCACGTGACACAGGACCATCGACATGAGTGAGATCCCCGCCGCCCCGCCTGTCGAGACGCCAGCGGCGCCCGCCGCCCCGAGCGTCCCGCCTCCGGCCGCCACGCCGGTGGCACCGCTCTCCGTGCTCGAGCACGCGCAGCAGTTCAGCCCGAAACAGGCCGACGAAACCGAAGCCCAGGCCGAGGAGCGCCGCCATCACAGCGCCGATCAGCGCCGGGAAAAGGACAGCGGCCAGTTCAAAGAGGGGAAGGTGCGCCACCGGGCGCAGAGCCAGCAGGCGAGTCCGGCCGATGTCCCGCGCATTCAGCAGCTCACCGGCCGCGCCAAAGCCGCCGAGGAACGCGCGCAGGCCGCCGAGACCGAACTGGCCCGGCTCCGAGCCGTCCAGGCCCCGCCCGCCCAGATTGCCCGCGCCGAAGCCCGCGTGGAACAGACGCAGGCGGCCGTCCCGGCCCCGCCAGGCCCCGGCTTCCGCGAGGCCGAACCGGATGAAGCCGATCCCGCCTTCGCCAATGACTACGCGAAGTACCTCCGCGCGGTCGCCAAGTGGGAAGGCCGCAAGGCCCAATGGGAGTGGCGCCAGGAAGAAACGCAGATCCAGACGCAGGCCCGCCGCGCCGCCCAGCAGCAACAGGAAATCGCCGCGTGGGGCAAGCGCATCGATGCCGCCGCCGCGTCCTATCCCGACTTCCACGAGGTGGCGCTGCAGGCCCCCGCGCTCTGGCTGATGCCGAACTCCGAGCCGATCCCCATTCAGCAGGATCCCAGGACCGGCCAGTTTCTGCCAAGCGGCGCCGCCATCGATGCGTTCATCAAAGAGGATGACAACGGCGGGCACGTTCTGTATCATTTGCAAACCCATCGCGATGAGGCCGACGCCCTTATCCGGATGGCGCCGATTCAGCAATTGAAGCGGCTGGCGTTGCTCTCGCAACGGTTCGATGCGTCCAACGAGTCCACGCAGGCCGGCTCCACCGGATCGGCCACGGGACCACGGTTAGTTTCTTTGCCTCCCAAGCCGCCTAATCCGGTGCGGACCGAGGCTCAGCGCACCGGCACGAGTCCACCGCCGACCGATGGAACCTTGTCAGTGATGAGCCACGCGAAAGCGTTTAAGCGGCCCTACTGACGATCGATCCCGCTCGCGACTGACCCGCTGCCCGGTGCCTCTGAGTGAGGTTCACCGTGGCCAATACTTTTGTGACGCCCAACTGGGTCACGACGGACACGGCAACCGGCTTCCTCGATTCGACGAAGCTGATTGGCCGGTTCGATCGCCAGTGGGACGACAGTTTCATGAACAAGCCGGGCGGCGCCAAGATTGGCGATACCGTCCAGGTCCGCATCGAACAGCGCTGGCTCGCCACCGAAGGCCAGGCGCTGCAGCAGCAGAACATCTTCAACCAGACCGTGCCGATCACGGTCAACCACCAATTCAACGTCGGCATGGGCTGGTCGAGCTCGCAGGCCACGCTTGAAGTCGAAGAAGTGCAGAACCGCTACACCCGGCCGGCGGGGCAGCGGCTCGCGGCCAAGTGGGATCGGGTGGCCGGGGCCGAAGTGTACAAGTCGGTCTACTTCGCCGTCGGCACGCCGGGCGTCAATGTCACGAGCAACCTCGTGTGGCAGACTGCCGCGGCGCTCCTGCAGGAACAGGCCGTTCCCGACGAATACATGGCCTGCATCTCGCCCGCGCAGCAAGCCACGACCACCAGCAGCAACGTCGCCATCTTCAACCCGACCGAGTACATCGGGCAGATGTTCAAGAGCGGCAAGATCGCGGGCGCGTCCCTGGGGATGCGCGAGTGGTACTACGACCCGCTCCTGCCGATGCACACGACCGGCAGCTTTGTGGCGTCCACGCCGATTGTCACGACCGCCGGCCAGACGGGCTCGACCCTGACGACCAGCGGCTGGGGCGCGGCGACCACGCTCAGAGCCGGCGACATCTTCACCATCGATCAGGTCTTCACCACCAACCCGCTCGAGCAGGATCTGAACATGGGCCGGCCCGCGCAGTTCGTGCTGACGGCCGATGTCACGGGCACGGGTGCCCTGACCCTCGCCTTCCAGCCCCCGATCATCACGTCCGGCGCCTTGCAGAACGTGACCAACGCGCCGGCGGCCAGTGCGGCCATCAGCGTGCTGGGCTCGACTGGCACGGTGGGCGCGACGATGGCGGCGACCCCCTCGCGGCAGAACCTGGTGTTCCATCCGAGCGCGTTCGCGTTCGTCATGGTCGATCTCGATCGCGATCTGGCGGGCGCCGAGAGCGGCTACACGTCCGACAAAGAAACCCGCGTGAAGATGCGCTGGGCGAAACAGTGGAACGTGCAGACCGATCAGTCCGCGAGCAGGATAGACACCATAGGGGGCGTCGCCTCCGTATTACCGTACTTCGCCGTCCGCGTGGTAGGGGGACAGTAAAATGGCGATCACCGCAACCAATCTCGTTTCTGATTTAGGCATCAATGACACCACGATGGTGGTGGCGGCCAACGCGGGCTTTCCGCCCGTCGGCGTCATCGCCAATCCGGGCTGGCTCGTGCGGATCGACAAGGAATATCTCCTCGCGATTTCGCAGCCGGTGACCAACACCATCAAGATCGCGCAGCGCGGCGTCAATGGCACGGCCGCCGCCCCGCACGATCTGCTCGCCAAGGTCACCGTCTCGGCCAGTGGGAGCGACTTTCCCGATAGCTCGCCAGGGAATCTGACGGTCCTGCCGGCCAATCTTCCCAGCATGACGACCATCGGGGAGAACCGCATCTTCACGACGGCGGAGGTGCATAGCTGGGGCAATCAGCCCCAACTGTTCGCCATCACCAAAGCCACCGCCGCGGCGATCACGCTGGTGGCACCGGGCAAGGATCAGGACGGCCTGGTCATCACGTTCACGTCGCTGACGGCGGCGGCACACGTCATCACGGCCACGGGCCTGCTGAACGATGCCGTCACGGGCGGCCCGCATGGAACGGTCACCTTTGCGGCGTTCGCCGGAGCGGGCCTCACGCTGATGGCCCAGAACGGCCTGTTCAACGTGATGGCGTCCGTCGTGGCTCCCATTACGTAAGATGGCGTAACATCGTTACGCCGATCGACGTAACCGCGCTCTCTTCGTGGGTCGGGGATGGGCTTGCTCCGGGGGGAAACGGCTCATCCCCGTTTTTCAAAGGACGTGTGAATTGTCGTTGCTGATTTCTCCAGATTCGCCCCACGGCAAAGAGTTGTGGAAATTCGAGCACATGCAGCACGAGCGGCATCCCTCCGACAGCACGATTGTCGGGATGCGGCCGTCGAGTCCGCAACCCTATCCCGAACTCATGTACCACGCGACGAGCAAGAATCCGTGGGTCTTCGAGACGCGGCTCGCGGTCGATGAAGTGGCCGCACGCCTGCTGATTGGGCAGGGCTACTCCGCCGGCGGGCCGGCCTGTGCGGCCGAGGCCTATGACGAGCGGCAACAGGATCTCGCGGTCGCGGCGGCGCACCGCAATCACGACGACAGAAACATCAGCGAGGCGGCTCGCGCCGACGTCAATGCCGCGGAAGAAGCGTCGTCCCGGCATCTGGGCGAGATTCCGGAGACCCCGATTCCACGCTCGCACAAGAAGCGCGTGCCGACGACGG